TACTTTGTTATGTTGTCGCTATGAAACCAATGTATTTTGTTATGAAAGTCATAGTCTTTAAAGGTCTTTATAAAGAGAAAAAAAGTCGTTTTTTACTTGACTTTTTGGTTCATTTATGGACGGCACCCTGACCCTTTACTTTAGACTGTCGATTGTGTAGTCATGGCTATGAAACGTTATGAAAATGCTTATATATTTAGAGCTAAATACGAAGCAAAAGGTAGTCCAATTACTACCTTTTTGCATAGATTTTCGTATTTTTTTTATTATAATTATTTGTGCTATATAAGAACTATGCTCCATTTTATTTCGGTATCAATTCTACCTTTTGTTTTGTAAGCACCAGTGTGCAGTGGTGGATTAAAAGCTGCCACTTTCATTGCTTCAGGAGTCAGTTCTTTATTGGATATATTGATGAATGCATTGTATGTATCTTGACCATCGATAAGGAAACCATCAAAGATGTTATTTACATTTTCTGGTGTTAGAGCTTCGGTTGGATATTTTAAATCTTTGAATAGTTTTTTTAGGTCTAAGGCATGATTTAAACGTTCCTCTATGGTGTTGTACTCATCTTCTATGGCATTATAAATCATACTTTCTTGAATGATTAATGTTTCTAATTCGAAAAGCATCATTCTGTCTTTTTTGTCCTTTATGGTTTTTCGTTGCAACCTATAGTATTGTCGCATATAATCTTCAACTATTTTCTCTTGTTCACTTAATTTTATTTCAAGTTTCTGCCTAGAGAGTATGTCATCAACCTGTGAGTCAAATAATGCTTCCAAGCGCGCAAATTTTCGCGACAGTACGTTTAGCGAACGGAAGAGGACCTTTGATGTGTGTTTAACATAAAACTTGGGGACAGATGATTTTCTAAAATAAGGTGTAGGTTTAGCACCCTCTTCATCTATGACACCAATGCGCTTCCGTTTTAGAAATGCTTCATGGCGTGTTGAATAAGCAAATTTCTCATAGTTGTTTATATCTGTTTTTTCTACTTTTTTTCTTTTAGCTTTTTTCTCTTCAAAGATTGATTGAACTTTGTCATATGTTTCTTTGTCAATAATTGCTTCATGGTGGTTATTGATAATGTATTTAGGTTGCTCTCCATTATTGATGACACTCTTTTTTTCAAGTCCATCGAGTTTGATAAAGGTTTTACCATAGGTTATTCTACCTATATAAATTTCATTGGTTAAAATATTTTTAACTTGTTGATAATCAGAAAATTTCCTGTCCTTAGCTGTTCTATAGCCTTTTTCTATTAAATAGATAAGGATCTCGTTAAGGCTTTTACCTTCAAGAAACTTTTGATATATTTTTCTGACGGCTAATGCATTTGTTTCATTAATAACATATTTTTTGTCTTCATTGATATCATATCCAAATGTTGGATGTATAGGAACTTTACCATTTCTTGCACGACTTCTATGTCCCCAGCGAATATTCGATGAAATTTGTTGTGACTCAGCTTCAGCAAGTCCTGCCATCATGGTAAGAATCATATCAATGGTCGTATCTAGTGAAGATAGGTTTTCTTTTTCAAAGAAGAACTCAACACCTAGTTTCCTTGTTTCTCTAATGACGTTGAGTGCATCGATTGTATTTCTTGCAAACCTGGATAAAGATTTAACTAATATAAGATCAACATGGCCTGCATAGGCTTTTTTTAATAGTGCTTGTAAACCATCTCGTTTAACCATCGATGTACCGCTTTTTCCGTGGTCGTAATAAATGCCTGCAAAAATATAATCAGGATTAAATATAATTTCTTTTGCATAATGTCTTACTTGAAGATCTAAAGATGACTCTTGTAACTCTTGTTTTGTTGATACACGTGCATATGCAGCAACACGTTTAATAATATGTTTATGTGCATTTTGATTTGTTTCAATAACTTTAATTTCCCTCATATGTAATTACCTCGTAGGTGACGATATCTTTTGTTTTTTCATCGTAATATTTTCCTTTTAAGAATGGTTTATATTCATTGAGTATATCAATGCGTTCATGTAAATCATCGATAATTGAAAATGTATCATCAATAACATATCTTAAATGATTCTTACCATCGACAAGAATCATGCCAAAGAAACTCTTAATGATACGCTTATCTTCATAGTTTGATTCAATGAAGTTGGTTAATGCATATAGTCGTCTTCTTGTGAGAAGTTCTCTATTGATTTGATTTCTTAGATTAACAATATCTATTTCACATTGTTCTAGTTTGCCCTCAATCTCTTTATAGATCGCATCATATTCTTCATCAGACATGCCAGAGCGTATTTTGCTTCTGACATGTTTTTTAAGTTCATTTGCTAAATCAATACTTTTCTCTTTGAGTTTTTTTAGTGGAACATGAGAATTAATCTGCTCTAGTGATTGTTCCATAAATGCAAGTAGTGATTTTTGCATATCTTCAGTTTTAGTAAGTTCTTTAATAAGATGGAGAGTAGCTCTTTCTACCAGTGGCTCATGAATAGAAGGATTATCACAATTATGTGGATTGTTCCTATCGGTGTGACATTTTAACATGCTTTTTTTGAAAGTGGTTCCTGAGTTATGCATTTTTGAACGATACATGCGTTTACATCTGCTGCAGTAAACTAATCCTTTAATTGGTTTTCGAGCTAGGTGCTTATAGCGTTCTAAGTTATCATTGGTTAAGATAATATCTCTTGCATGAATCATTGTTTGCACGATATCGTAAGTTTCTCTATCAATGATTGGATTATGATTATCTTTAATATAGTATTTTGTTGCATGGCCATCATTCACTATGGTCCTATGAGTAAGGTAGTCAACGGTTACAGTCTTTTGAAGCATAAGGTCACCTGCATATTTTTCATTTTTAAGTATTTCTTTAACCGTATCTGGATACCAAACAACAGCACCTCGGCCATTTTTAAATCCTTTTTCTATGAGGTGTTTTGAAAGCATTGATACGCCCATACCATTTAAATACTGATTAAAAATATATTTAACAGTTTTAGCTTGTTCTTCATTAATAACTAATTGGCCTTCTTCATCTTTATCATAACCTAAGAAGTTGGTTGTATTCATCAGTAGTTGTCCTTGAGAAAATCGTTTACGAAATCCCCATTTAGTATTTTCACTGATGTTTCTAGATTCTTCCTGGGCGATAGAAGACATGATGGTTAGAATGAAGTCTATCTTTGGGTCTGCGCTACTGATGTTTTCTTTTTCAAAAAAGATTTCAACATTGATTTCTCTCATCTCTTTGATGACAGTTAACATATCAACAGTGTTTCTTGCAAAGCGTGAAATGGATTTTGTGATGATCATGTCAATGTCACCATTTCTGGCGGATTCTAGCATTTTTTGCATCCCAATCCGCTTTTTCATGTTAGTTCCTGTGATACCTTCGTCAGAAAACATGCCAGCAAACTCCCATTCAGGATTGCTTTTGATACGCTCTGTAAATTCTTTAATTTGAACTTGATAACTGTTTAACTGATCAGTTTCATCAGTTGATACACGAGCGTAAGCAGCAACTTTTCTTTTGACATTAATTGTATTCGTTTTTTCATCCTTATATTGGATTTTTGGTTCAATGATTTCTACATATGTGTTCATTGGTGAAAACCTCCTTTTGGTACTATGTATATTACCTCTAAGTAGCAGTTTATCAAGTCAATAGTCTTATCTGATGGGACTAAACTTGATAAACATAAAAAAAACGAGATATATCCTCTCAATAAGAGAGAACATGTCCCGTTTTCGATTTTCACCAAAGATAGTATAGCACAGCTTATTGAAGAATAAAACTGTCTTTAGACTGTATTCTTTCAAAATTATCAATATTTTCATCAAAAACATATTTATAGACAATACCATCAATCATGCTTTTAAACTTTCTATAGCTCATGTGACGGACAATTTTACCATCATAATAGAGTACGGTCTTACTTGTTAAATCCTTAACGAGTCTTGCTCTAGTAAAAAATTGTTTTGTTTCTGTAGTATTTGAGTCTGACTCAGTTTGAACTTGATTATCATAACCTTGATCTGGATGACTTTTCTTGTCCACAGATATGAGATACATTCTTTCTTTAAAGTTCACATCAATCATCTCTTTACCTTTCATTTGTACAAGTAAGCGTGTACCTGCTGGAAGATTTAAGGTTTCATCATCTGCTGTAAGCAAATAATATAAATAAGAGTATTTATCAGTATCAATATTGCGATTATAACTATAAGCTAGCTTTACATCAGGTCTTGCTATATTTGATATGTGATTTACATAAGAATAGTTAAGCATATCTATATTTGAATACATGTAGTACGTTTTCTCTTCATCAATTAAATCATTTAAAGTACAACAATATAAGTTAGATAAAGCTAATAAGTATGACACTGGTGCATCACGGTCGCCGTTTTCATAGTTTCTGATGGATGATGCACTAAACTTTTTTTCAAGTAATAGAGCTAGTTGACTCTGTGAATATCCCTCTCTTTCTCTCATAATTCTGCCAATTTTCGTATAATTTTTTTTCATGTTTTTTCCCTCCTTAAAATAGCAAACATTAAATATTATACATTAAAATTTGTCATTTTTTTTGATTTTTTGTCATAGAAAATCAAAAAATTATTACGTATGTATTAAAAAATCCAATATAATACAAAAACCCATAATTTCATAGATTTTTAGGTTTATAAAGTTTGAATAGGTCATCGTTATGAAACGTATACATTTTATTATGAAAGTTACTAGATAAAAAGACATTTTTCAGGGGGACGAAAAGTTGCCATATGTGCCATGATTTTAGAATATAATTTTTTTCAGAGAAAACTAAATCTAGATTGGTAGAATGGTTTATGCAAAGAGATGTACTCGAGCGATGTGATTGGAGAGATCCAGTCAAACTTATAAAAATACTTCGATATTTCACCAAGACGATTTTCGCCAAATTAACGTCCCGTGTGTGAAATGTCACATACTGTGTTCAAAGTTGTGTTTGATGATGTTTATATATCATCAACAATAAGTTTGATATGGCGTACAAAATTCCCAATCTTTTAGATCGAGTTGATGAAAATCAACTTTTTGTGTTTGTATTACCCATCAAAATTGGCCGATTTTGAAACTAAAAATCTATAAAGTAAAGGAAAGTGAAGTAAAAGATAAATGGATAAAGAAAAGATAAAAGGTGTTCACTTAGGTTCCACCCTAAGAAAATATCTTTATGATTTTAGAAAGAAAAACCGTTACACAATATCTCAAGTCTCAGAAATGATTGACATATGCAATACTTACTATGAAAGGATTGAAAAAGGAACCAAGGGACAAAGGCTATCTTTAAAAACAGCATATAAATTAGCAACTTTATTACAGATAAGCCTAAATGAGCTTTATGATCTAGAAGAAAAATATCAAAGGGAAATATCACATGATTAAGGAACATCCTCTAGAACCTTTAATTGAACTGTTCTGTGAAAACCTAGATATAAAAAAGAATAGTGTGATTAGTTATAAAGCTTTATTGCTTCGCTATGTAAGATATTTAAAAAGACATAATATCTCATATGCAAAACGTTCTGACATTATAAATTATAGAGAACAAATGTGGGAAGAAGGTTTAAAAGCAAATACCATTCAGAAACAAATTGTTGTTATAAGAAACTTTTATCAATGGTTAAAAGTAAATCAAAGACAACTGGAGTTTGAAGAAATCTATCAATTCAATATTGCAGAACAAATCAAAGGTGCAAAGATTGATCGCAATTATAAAAAAGAACCATTAAACAAAGAACAAGCCATCAAATTAATTGAAGTAGCCAAACAAAATAAAACGGATATTACTGGATATCGTAATTATGCAATCATTCTTTTGATGATTATTACCGGTATTAGATCTATAGAAGTTGTAAGAGCAATGAAAGCAGATATATCAAAACTGTTTGAGTATTCAATTTTGTATGTTCATGGTAAAGGAAAAGATGGTGCAGATACTTTTGTGAAATTATCTCAAGAAGTGACTGATGCATTAAATGATTATTTAAACCGTAGGAAAGATAATTCAAGGTATTTATTTGTAACTCATGGAGAAACATCTAGCTGCCAACAATTATCATCTAATACTTTAAGAAGAGCAATCACTGTTTTAATGAAAAAAGCAGGTATTTACAATGCAAAACATACACCTCATTCGTTAAGACATACAACTGCGTATTTAAACTTGCAAGCAGGTGGAACTTTAGAATCTACCCAGCAATTACTGCGACACAAAAATATCGAAACGACATTAATATATGCACACAATATAAATCGCATTAACGATGATTCAGAGTTTCGTATTAATAATTATCTTTTTGATGAAGAGGAGGAGGAAAACAAATGATGAAAGAAGATATCACGCATTATACAGTAAATGAGGTTGCTGCTCATTTACGTGTAACTCAAAGATCGATTTACACCTATATTAGAATAGGTAAACTTAGAGGGATAAAAATTGCTAACAAATGGCGATTCTCAAAAAAACATATTGATGATTTCTTAATGCAACTATCAGAAGTGGAGTACCCACGTTATGTCAAAAAGTAGTTTAGGATTAGATTTTTTCAACTTAGATGTCAACATCTTCAATGATGCAAAAATCATAAAGTTAATTCATCGCTATGGACCTCTAGGATTTATGTCTTATTATTTAATACTTACCAATGTATTTATGAATGGATATTATCTTGAGGTATCAACAAATGATTTAGCCTATATATTACTTAACGGCATTGGCGGTAAGTACATCAATGGGAAAAATAAATTACAAGAAATCATTTTGTATTTAGCTTATATAGATTTAATCGATAAGGAGTTGTTACACCAGAATGTTGTAACATCAAAAGGGATTCAAAAAAGATTTTTAGTTGCGACAAGAAGTCGTAAGAACCAAGATTTGTCTAAGTACTGGTTATTGGATGAAAAAGAAAACCCAATTGATATTGTTGAAGAAGTTATAAAAGACCAAAAGAAAAAAAGCAAGAAACAAAGAATTCAAGAAAGAAGAATAAAAGATATCAATGAACATGCACCAAAAAAGCATTATTTGACGAGCTGTTTAATAGAATATCGTTATATTAATGAATACTCTTTAGATATTTATAAATATAATGAACTCTTTGAAGATTTATTACATCGTTATGATGGTGATACATTATACCAGGCAGTTAGATATCTCTGTAATTATGCATCTAGATCTAATACGAAGATTGATGACCGCTATAAGTTTTTTGAAACATCAATTACTAAAAATTTAAAGCGATTAACAAATGATCATAATAATTTATCTATAGAAGAATTGTTTAAATCATTGATTCATTCATAAAATGCGGTGTCACTAATAGATGTGAACATCAGCGATAACAAAGATATTTCATAATAACAACCATACAAAAGCATATATCATAGTGCATTATCATGAATAAGCATTTTCTTGAGAAAACATGATTTTAAGGAAATGTATAAAACCTAACTATAAAAAGTGATTAAGGACTGATATCTATAAAATCGTAGATCCATACCGGTAAACAATTACAGTTTTTAATTGCTTATGAGAAAAACGACTAAAAAATACAATTAAAAGCAATCGAGGAGAAAAAACGATGCAAGTAAAAGAATATCTAAGTAGATACCACAATACAAAAGAAAAGATTAAGCTTCTAGAAAAAGAAATAGAAGAGTTTATTAGATTAGCTAATTCAATACCTGGGATAAGTTTTGATCAGTTACGTGTTGATGGAACAAAAAGTTTAAAAGCACCATTTGAAAAGTGGATACAAAAAACACTAGATAATGAACAAAAGATTACGTTAATGAGAAGAAGGTTACCAGTCATAAAAGGTGAGATCATCGGAGTGATTAATAAGCTTGATGATTCTAAGTGTAAAAGATTACTCATCTACAGATATATTGATTGGTTGAGTTGGGATACCATCGCTAAAAATCTAGTATATTCACCTTCAACAGTGAGACGTTGGCATGAAAAAGCTTTGTCACAAATTTCTTTTTCAGAAAAAGACAAGAGTGAACAACTATGACAAATTGTGAAACTGTCAAGGGTATGATAGGATTAAACTGAGAAAAGTTTATATCGATATGGAATACTGGCTATAAGACCAGCCTAGAAGCAAAAAGAATTCATTTGAGTATGGGTTCTTTTTTTGTTTTTGCAGAGATACTTGTAGTATTCCAACTGTGAATCATATGCTTAATAATTAACAGTTGGAGTGATTTAATGAAAGGAAGAATGCTTGATACCTACGAGCGCTGGAAAGAGTCCGGAAATTTAGAGACAAAATTAAAAGCAATATCGGAGATGATTTCAAAAAGAGCAACTCAAAAACAAATTGCTCAGTACTTAGGTGTAACTGAAAAAACATTAATCAAGTTACGAAAAGTACATCCTAAACTAGATAAGGCTTTTCAATATGGGGATGAAGAGTTAAAACAAACCTTACTGGATTCAATGTATCAAAGAGCAGTCGGTTTTGATTATGAAGAAACACAAACCATCATAGAAGAAACCAAAACAGGCACTAAAAAAAGAATTACAAAATATAAAAAGAAATCCTTACCTGAGATAGCAGCTATTAAGTATTTACTTATTATCAAGTTTGGACTTGAATATAATGACAAAAAAGAAGAAATAGAACTCATGAATAAACGCTTAGAAAAAGGTGAGGAGGTTTGGTCGAATGAAAATAGTCATGAAGAAAGTAACCCGATTAAACGAATACGAAAATAATCCACGTCATAATGAGGAAGCTATTGAAGCAGTAGCCAACAGTATCAAATCATTTGGCTTTAAGGTGCCTATTGTGATTACATCCGAACATGTTATCATTGCTGGACATACAAGGCTTAAAGCGGCAATTTTGCTTGATTTAGAAGAGGTACCATGTATCATCGCTGATGACTTATCAGCTGATCAAATCAAAGCTTTTAGATTGGCTGACAATAAAACAGCTGAACTTGCAACATGGGACTTTACTAAACTTGAAAATGAGTTAATCAATATTGATATGGATATGTTACAGTTTGGATTTGAAGAACTAGAAGAATGTTTGCCTGATAATGCAGCTGATGATGATTTCGATATTTCAGAAGAAATCCCTGAGACACCTTTTTCACAACCTGGTGATATTTATGAACTTGGTGGACACAGAGTCATGTGTGGTGATTCAACAAGCGAGGTAGATGTTGCAAAACTAGTTGATGGAAAACAAGTGGATATGATCTTTACGGATCCACCCTATAATGTGGATTATGAAGGAACAGCTGGAAAAATCAAAAACGATAAGATGGAAGATAATAGCTTCTATCTTTTTTTATACGATGCTTTTAACAATATGTATCAAAACATTAAACCAGGTGGTGCAATCTATGTTTGCCATGCTGATACTGAAGGACTAAACTTTAGAAATGCATTCAAGAACGCTGGCTTTAAACTTGCTGAATGTTTAATCTGGGTTAAGAATGCTTTAGTATTAGGACGTCAAGATTACCACTGGAGACATGAACCTATTCTTTATGGATGGAAAGAAGGAGCGGCTCATTATTTTATAGATGATCGTTCTCAAGACACCATTTGGGAATATAACAAACCAAGAAAGAATGAAGAACATCCAACAATGAAACCTTTAGAGTTAGTTGGAAAAGCAATCTCTAATTCATCAAGACGTCATGAAACAATACTTGATCTATTTGGTGGTTCAGGTTCAACAATGATTGCATCTGATCAACTTGATCGTAAATCATGTTTAATGGAACTTGATGAAAGATTTGTGGATGTTATTGTGAAAAGATACATTAAACATAAAGAAACAAATGAAGATTGTTATTTGATTAGAAATGGTAAAAGGTCTAAACTAAGCTCTTTTGATGTATTTGAAATATAATCACTATAGTGAGAAAAATGACTTGCTATTTAGTCCCTTTAGAGTGATATATAGTGTAAGCAAAAAAATACAAAGGAGACTAAAGTTATGCAAAAAGAAACGAAGCTCAAAGACTTTATTGAAAGATTTAAACAAGGTGATTTTGAATCAAAAGATGTCCACACTCAAATTGAAGCTGGATGGTATGATTGGTTTTGTAAAGATGAAAGCCTAGCAAATAAAACAAAACGTATGGGCAACATTGTCAAACAACTCAAAAACGGTGGAAAAGTTAATCTTGAAACCATGTATGTTTGGTTTAAAAATAACTGTCCACTTGCAGGTCCTTTATATGATGATTTCAGAATTGCAGACATTGATACAGGCGACACACTATTTACCATAACAATCAATTGTTTTAGAGAAGAAAAAAGATATACGGTGTATGGTAGAAAGAATGACTTTATAGATCCACTTTTTGAAACAGATAAATCAAGAGAACTTGTTAACTGGCTCAACGAAGGGTGGAGCGACAATGTTTAAGGAATACAACGCGCATCCTAAAGGATTAAAAACAACTGATTGTGTTGTAAGAGCAATCGCAACAGCTACCAATTCTGATTATATAGAAACAAGAAGAGAACTTAATAGAAGAAAACGTGAACTTGGATATACGAGCTACAAAGACACAAAGTTCTTATATGAATATTTTAAAGGTTATCCAAGACTTATCTTCAAGCCAGTTAAAGGTGAACCAAGAATCAAAGGTAGTGACTTTACTGAACTACATCCAAAAGGCACATACATTATAAAAATGGCTGGACACATTACCACTTGTGTTGATGGAGTCATACTTGATACTTGGGATTGCAGCTATCGTTCAGTTTATACAGCTTGGGAGGTAAAATAATGAAAGTAAACTTTATTAGAAAAGCAGAACGTGATGAGCTCATTCCACAAGATGAGTTTGTGATTGAAAAAGAAATTGTTCTAGATAAATCAGCATTCGAAGAGTTCATTAATAATCCACTTGGATATTATGATTTTATTAAAGAGAATACTAACTTAATGTATTGTGACACTTATGGAGTTTTCCACTGTATTTATGTAACCTCAAATGAACATGACTTTGGGATACTCGTAGAAAGCGAAGGCTATCATTATGCGAGGTATACAGCCTATTTACCAAAAACAAACCTTGGGAGCTAAAAGCTCCTTTTTTTCTACTTAAAAACGAAGGAGATTATAATATGCAAAGAATAACAAGTGAATCAGTATTTCAAGGACATCCTGATAAAGTATGTGATCAAATTAGTGATGCGATATTAGATGCATTACTAGAACAAGATAAAGAATCAAGAGTAGCAGTAGAAACTGCCATTAAAAATAATCTAGTATTTATCTTTGGTGAAGTAACAACTACTGCATCTTTAAACTATAAGGCAATCGCTAAAACTGTTTTAAAAGATATTGGTTATGATGAAGATTTTGTTGTTATAGAACAAATTAGTAAACAATCGCCTGATATTGCATTAGGTGTTAATAAAACAGAGCATAAAGAACAAGGTGCAGGAGACCAAGGGATTATGTTTGGTTATGCATGTAATGAAACACAAGAGTTTATGCCATTACCAATAATGCTGGCACATGAGATTTCAAAAGAAGTTGATAGGCTAAGAAAAGAGCAATATGCTCATATCTTTGGTCCTGATGGTAAATGCCAAGTGAGTGTTGATTACAAAGATGGAAAGCCAGTAAACATTCCGATCATTGTTGTATCTGCTCAAACGAAACCAGGTGTTTTTAGGGATGTTTATGAAGAAATCATAAGACAAGCAATCCTTAGAGCAGTTGGTAGACATGATTTATTAAATGGTACTCAAATATTAATCAATCCAACAGGTGAGTTTATTCTTGGTGGACCTAAAGCCGACTCTGGATTAACTGGTAGAAAAATCATTGTGGATACGTATGGTGGCTACTCTAGACATGGTGGCGGTGCCTTCTCAGGAAAGGACGTAAGCAAAGTTGATCGCAGTGCGGCTTATTATGCAAGATATGTAGCCAAAGCCGTTGTAGGGGCAGGTTTGGCGACACACTGCGAAGTCTGTTTGAGTTATGCAATTGGTGTAGCAGAACCAACAAGTATTTTTATTAATACCTTTGATACAGGAGTAACATCAGATCAAGAAATTTCACAACTAGTCAATGAAGTATTTAATTTTAGACCAGGACAAATGAAAAAAGAACTTAAACTAGATAATGTAAAGTTCAAACAAGTAGCAACTTATGGTCATTTTGGTAGAGAAGATTTAGATGTTCCTTGGGAAGATGTAGATCATAAAATTGAAGAACTACTAGAATTATATGAAGAAGCCTAAGATATTACATAACTTCTATAAATCCACAGTATGGCAAGTAGCAAGACAAATTAAGTATCAAGAACAAAATGGTAAATGTGAACGATGTGGCAGGGTTGGTGAAGAAGTTCATCATAAGATTAGGTTAACAATTGATAATGTGAAGGATCCAACAATTAGTATTAATCAAGAAAACTTAGAACTCCTGTGTAAAGATTGTCACAACAAAGAACACAAAAGATTTACAAAAGAAAAAGATTTTGATAGTGATGGGAACTTAATTCCAAGATAACCTCGTATTTGTATTATAACTTTGGTATAATAATTAAAAATGGGGTGATTATAATGAATATTGATGAAACTAAGCAAAATGTAGTTGAAGAAGATAAAGAAGAATATCTAGATGCTCAAAGTGAAGGTGTCAATGAAGAAAAAACAATTAGTGAAGAAGACAAAACTAGTAAAAAGGGAATTTTTGGAGAATTAAAAAAGGTTGCTAATAAAGGTATTGATTTAGCAAAACATGGGGTTGAAAAAGGAATAGACTTAGGCAAAGAAGGATATTCAAAGGCCAAAGATAAGTATGAAGAGAACAAATTAAACAAAGAAGAATTAAGAGAGTATGAGAAAACATATAATGACAAAACATACTTGTTTCAGATTAAAGGTACATTTAATAACAAAGGTATTTTAGAAACAATAAGAGCATTTAGGGACAGTAGTAATCAAATTCTTTATATACCTCTTATTGAACAAAATATTAAATATGTAAAAAGTAAATCAAATTTAGTTAATGTTTCTGATGAATCTGAAATTGAAATCCAGTTTATTGAATCGAAAAATGTTTCATTAAGAGAAATGATAGTAAGTGAAGAAAAAAAATATGATGTTCAGTGCTTTGAGGCAAAATATGACTATGTGAAAATCCAGCAACCTACAAATATTTCAAACATAAGTAATGTTGTTAATCAAAGTGTTAATGTTTCAGGTCATAATGCTGGAGATATAAATTTAGTATCAAATATTGAAGTTCAGTTAGAAAATTTAATGAGTGAAGTAAAAGGTGTAAAAACTAAACTGTTTTCAAAAGAAAAAAAAGCTCATGATGAAGCTATTAAGATAATTGGTCCAGTAAAAGACACTATAATAAATGGTAAAAAAGATAAGACATTAATCCAACGATTCTTTGATTTGCTGATTGTTTTTTCACCTGCGCTTGCTGAGAGTTTCAAAACGTTCATGTAAGTTATGTCCCCCATTTGGAATAATTTGTAAACTATAGGGTACCGCGTAGGGGGACGTTTAATTTGTGTGAGGTAACTTTTTTGAAAATATAAGTTTTTTGAACGGAGAGATTATGAAAGCAAAGATAACCGAAGATTATTTAGATTTATATTTAGAGTCTGCCAAAAATTCTTATGAAAGAATTTATGATACTAGGCAAAATTTTAGAGATCGAACTGTTACTATCATTAGTATATTTATTGGTGTTTTAGGTGCAATTATTGCTTTAAGTGGTAAAGATACAACTTTTTTAGACTTGTTTCAAGACAAATCCGATAATTTTCAATATGCTTTTATTGGTGTAACTTCTGTAGCCATGTTCACTTTTTTAATTACTTTTTTGATTGCAAATTCTTCAGAGCTAGAGTCACAGTATGACAGGATGAATTACATAATCCAAAAAATTAAAAGTAGAGATGAAAGTGGAGAAGTACTTAAGTTAGATGAAGAAGAATTAACTGTTAATGCAGTTGGATTTGCTAAAGTTGATTTAATTAGATCATATTCAAAAATATCTGACGATTTGATTGCTAATTTGAAATTGCTTAAATGGGTTTATCTTCTTTCGATAACATGTTTTTTAGCAGCAATTGTTTTAGCAATTGCAACGCTATTATAAAGAAAGGGGGAGAATCCATGCCTGTAGCTAAAAAGAATACTGTCATCGACAATAGTAAAAAAGATACAACGAAAAAAAATGGGGGAATTAAAACATCTAAGATTAAAATTGGCACCCGTAAAATCACCGATAGTGCTACCGTTGAAAAAAAAGGGCATAAAAATATAAATGGGTGAACTTGATATTGAATATAAGCGGCTAAAGTCGCTTTTTTCTTTGGTTGATGAAACCAAGAAAGAATTGGTAGATAATTTAATATATCAAGCGGCATTCATGAAAGTAGAACTTACTAAACTTCAAGCACAAATGATTAAATATGGCGCAATACAAATATCCACTAAAGGTGCCCAAAGACAAACTGAAGCAGCCAAGTATTATACAAAGCTCGTTAACTCATACGGGACAGTTATAAAGACTTTAAACTCAATTCTAGGAACGCAAGTAAATGATGGAGATGATGCCTTTGATGAATTTCTTAAGAGAGCCAGTGAATGAACTATCTAGTTGAATATTATAATGAAATACAAAAAGGTAATATTCTAGTTGGAGATGAACTTAAAAATCAGATAGATAAACTAATTGCTGATCTAGATAATCCTAGATACATCTTTGATGAGAAACCAGGGAACTTAAGAATAGATTTTATTCAGACATTTTGCAAACATACTAAATCACCTTTCAATGGACAACCATTTATTTTGGAGTTGTGGGAGAAAGCAATTATTCAAACTGCTTATGGATTTAAAATCGCTGAGACAGGATTAAGACGATTTAATGAAGTCATATTGTTGATTGCACGTAAGAATGGAAAGACAACATTTATTGCAGGATTGGATCTTGCTGAGTTCTTTTTATCTAGAGGTGGTGTTGATATAGTATGTGCTTCAAACACGACAGAACAAGCAAACATTCTTTTTGAAGAGATAAATAACATGAGAGAACAGTCACCCTCACTATCAAAAGATACAAGAAGCAAGAAGAATATTTTCTTCATTTACTCACCAAAAACTAAAAACAAAATAAAGAAACTGTCTGCTCAATCAAGAAATAAAGATGGTTATAATATTGAAGTTGGTTGTATCGATGAAGTTCATGAGATGACTGATTCTAAAGTTTATGATGCTATTAAGCAATCGCAATCAACAAAGAAAGAACCACTTATATTTATCATAACCACCGAAGGAACAACCGTTGGTGGTTTTTTAGATAGCAAACTAGATTATGCTAGAAAGATGATTAAAGGTGAAATAGAAGATGAGAGAGTTTTACCTTGGCTATATACGCAAGACTCAGCAAAAGAAATCTATGATGATCCTAAAACATGGCAAAAATCCAACCCTAGTTTAGGAGTTGTTAAAACTTCATCATACCTAGAAGATGTTATGAATAAATCAAAGCACGATTTATCAACAAGAGTTACAATGCTTTGTAAGGACTTTAACATCAAACAGGCAGATTCTGGATCATGGTTATCATATGATGATCTAAACAATGAAGATAGATATAGTCTAGATGATTTAAGAGATAGTTATGCAATAGGTGGTGTAGACTTATCATCAACAACAGATTTAACAGCTGCAGTCTTAATCATTCAGAAAAAAGATAGCAACAAGAAATTTGTGATTCCACATTTCTTTATGCCTAGTGAAGTTTTAGACAAAAGAATCACTGAAGACAATGTCCCATATGATATCTGGATTAAAAAAGGCCTTGTAACATTAACTGAAGGAAATCAAAATGATTTCAGTCTAGTAACTAAATGGTTTATGAAGATGATTCAAACATATGGTATAAGACCTCTTTGGGTTGGGTATGATCCATGGAACTCTCAATATTGGATTAAAGAAATGGAAGACCTAGGCTTTAATATGGAGAAAGTAAGACAAGGTATTTATTCATTATCTGAACCCATGAAACAGATGGAAGCAGACCTTAAAAACAATCTATTAGTTTATGATAATAATCCAATCCTAAAATGGTGCTTATCTAATACACAAGCTAAAGTTGATTTGAATGGGAATATACAACCGTCAAAGCTAAACTCAAAGTATAAAAGAATTGATGGAACGGTCGCTTTAATTATTGCATATGCTGTTTTGAATAGATATAAATTAGATTTTGAAAACATGGTGAACTAAACTCATCGGAGGTGCTCATGCCAATATTTAAACGAAAGAACAAAACTGGTTCTATCGATGCCTTACAAATCATTAACAACACAAACACATTTTATACACCTTTTGGAACGAACATTTCAAAAAGTGATGTGGTGAAGATTTGTATTGATAGGGTGGCCAGTCAATGTGCAAAACTAAAACCAAGATATATCAAAATAGAAAATGATAAGACAGTATCCGAGAAAATCGGAAAGCTGTCTTTTCTTTTGAAACACAAGCCTAATGAAATCATGACACCCTATGATTTTATTTATAAGGTAGTTACGACATTGTTGTTAAATGATAATGCCTTTGTTTATCCAAGGTTTGATAAATATACAGGACACCTTGTAGGGCTATATCCACTTAAACCTATTACAGTTGAAATGGTTATAGATCAGAGTGATCATTACTACATAAAATTCTTATTTGAAAATGGCGATTCATATACACTACCTTATGAGAATATCATTCATTTAAGAAAACACTACGGACAAAATGATATCTTTGGAGGTAATGGATCAAGTGGTGATCATGAAGCAATCCTAAAAACCATCTCAATCAATGATAGTTTGTTACAGGGGATTGATAATGCCATAAAATCATCCATGCAGATTAAAGGGATTGTTAAGATGAATGGGATGTTATCAGAAGCAGATAAGAAAAAACAAAGAGAACTCTTTGATAGTGCACTTTCTGACTCAGTTAATAATAAAGGCAGTTCTATTATTCCAATTGATTTAAAGAGTGAATATATCCCTTTAGATGTTGACCCTAAACTAATCGATAAAGATACGTTAGAATTCCTACAGTCAAAGATCCTAGATTACTTTGGGGTATCAGTGCCCATTTTTACAAACAAGTACACAGAAGATGAATATAACTCGTTTTACGAGTCAACCATAGAGCCTTTAGCTATTCAACTTAGCGAGGCTTTTTCTATAGGATTGCTTACAAATAATCAACTAGAGCGTGGTGAAGAGATTGTGTTCTTTAGTGAAAGATTACAATATGCATCATGGAATACCAAAGTGACTGCGATTGAGAAGCTCATGAGCTTAGGGATAATGTCACTTAATGAATCAAGAGCATTACTCGGGTTAGAACCCATCGAAGGTGGACACAAACGCCTTCAATCATTAAACTTTGTGGATGCTGATAAAGCAAACTTATATCAAGTAGGATCTAAGGAGGAAGAAGATCATGAAAGTAACGATTAATGGAAAAATTTCAAATGAAGCTTTAAAAAGTATATTAGAAACACAAAAGGAAAAGACAAAAACCATCGCTGATTTTTGTAAGAAAGAAAAACTAGAAACTTTCTCATATAAAGACTCAGAGCTTGAGTTTGATTATGAACAAGAAGCGAAACCTAAACAAACAAAAAAAGTAGAGGTAAGAACCAATGATAAAAGAAACTAGACTTGCAGAGGTAAGCCTTCATGAAGATGAAGGCAAGATGATTTTAGAAGGCTATGCGTTAGTCTTTAATCAAGAAACTTTAATCGGTGATGAAACTTATGGATTTATTGAAGAGATTTCACCTACTGCTTTAGGGGAAACTAAAATGAAGGATGTTCCTATGAAATACAATCATATGGATTCCTTTTTAATTATTGCTAGAACCAAGAATAAATCACTAGAACTCACCGTTGATCATATCGGCCTTAAAGTAAGAGCTGAACTCTTAGATACAAGTCATAACCAGGATATTTATAAAATGGTTAGAAGTGGTTTGTTAGATAAAATGAGTTTTGCTTTTACAGTTGATGAACAGGTCTGGAACCGTGAAGGTGACATTCCTAAAAGAACTATTACCAAGATAGAAAGATTGTATGATGTGTCGGTTGTGGATACACCTGCATATGATGCAACGAGTATATACGCTCGTTCTTTAGAGTCCATGGAGTTGGAACTAAAGACTATGGAGTTAGAAGAGCAAAAAGAAAAATCAAGCATTATCAAAAAACGTATCAAAATTAAATCACAAATCTAAGGAGAGAAAAATCATGAATTTAGAATTAAGAAGAAAAGAAATCGAATTAAGGTTAAAAGAAATTAGAAGTTTAGTTGATTCTGAAGCTGATCTAGAAAAGTTAGAAGCTCTTGATACAGAAACAACAACCCTTCAAGAAGAAAGAGCATCGATTGATAAGAAGATGGCGATTGCTTCTAAAACAGAGTTTAAACCCATTCAAGTAGATAACCGTCAAATGGTTGATAAAGAAAAACTAGAGACCAGAGGACAAAGCTTAAAAGAAAGTAGAATCATTCAAGTCTCAAGCTCTGAGATCTTACTTCCTGATCACACGTCAACGAATCTTGCACCAGTTCCATTTGCTCAAGTGTCAAGCTTAGTTGATCGTGTGAATGTGATTAATTTAAATGGTGGAGAGACTTACAAGAAATCATTTGTTAAATCAAATGGTATCGCTGGAACAACTGCAGAAGGTGGGGCTTACTCTGAAACAGAACCTGCATTTGGGTATTTAACAATTTCAAAAGTTAAGATTACTGCTTATACAGAAATTACTGAAGAGTTAGAAAAACTGCCTTCCATTCCATATCAAGCAGAAGTCTTAAGAAACATTAATATTTCACTTAAAAAGAAAATCAGTGAACAAATCTTACGTGGTGCTGGAACAACCAATACATTCACTGGAATATTTAGTGAAGCTGCAGTAGCACTTGCAGATAAAGCAGCACTTGAAGTAGAGGCAATTACGGATTCAACCCTTGATGACATTGTCTTTGCTTATGGTGGTGATGAAGAAGTCGAAGGTGGTGCAGTATTAATTCTTAATAAGAATGACTTACGTGCGTTTGCTGGACTTAAGACACAAGAAGGTCGTAAAGTTCACTCAATCGATTATGTTAATAAAACGATTGATGGCATTCCTTATATCATTAACTCATATTGTAAAGCAATCTCAGATAGTAATACAGTCGCTGGTGAATATGGTATCGCTTATGGTGCACTTAAGAACTATGAAGTACCAGTGTTCTCACCAGTTGAAATTGGTAAATCAACAGATTACAAATTTAAAGACGGTATCATTAGTTATAAAGCGTCAGTCTTTACTGGTGGTAATGTTGTCGGTTACAACGGCTTCTTACGCATTAAGAAGAAAGCTGCACCTGCAGCCTAATTTTAGTTAAGAAAGGATTGATCCCATCATGATTTTAGATATTGTAAAAAAGGCTTTACTCATCCCCCAAGTAGAGACTTATGCTGATGATGAGTTAAACACGCACATCAACAGCTGTAAACATTACTTAGAAAGTTGTGGGGTTGATCCTTCTTATATAAATGATGAATCAAATCCAATGGTTAGTACAGTCATTATTATTTATGTGAAGACATTTTATGGCTTTAAAAACGATGGAAGCGCAAAAGAACTACCCAAGT